CCAGTCTGGGCCTATATAGCCACCTTGTTTAAGAAACGATGTGGTCCAGTGTTCGTGTAGTGCGTTGAATGAGCATACGGTAGTAGGTCTCACTCCTGATGCGTCCCTGTTTCTTGAAAAGAAGTAGGCGAATGTCCTGAACTCTTCTATCTCCGTAACCTCATCCCAATATGCGTAGGAGCACTGATTTTTCTTGGCGTAGTCCTGAAACTCCTTCCACTCGCTTTCATTTTTCGTGTTATAGTTCATGTGCATCATCTGTATGGAACTATTCCACTGAGGAAACACTGCGGTAGGGTAGTCGGCGCCAGATACCTCGCAACCGGCAAACCCGTCAAAAACCACCTTGAAGTCACGAAGCAGCGAACCACCCTTCTTACTATCTTGCAGGCGTTTTGATATGAGCTTGGCTGTATAGTTTGGTTTGTCTATGCCGTTAAGCGCTTTTAGGTAGCCTGAAAAGGTGTTGTGGGTTACGATGTAGTTATCTGTAATATATAACCTATTAGGATTGCTAACACGTATACAGCGGCACTTTTCTTTCCCAATATGCTCTATCCCAATAATTTCCCTTGAAAGTTCGGTTTGACCTCTTCGATATTGAGAAACGCATCTCTCTTTTTTCTTTGGAAGAGTGACATAATTATCTGCGTTTTTCAAGTTGATATTCAGATAATAGGATAATACACCCTGAAGCCTCTCTCCCTTATATGTGTAGTGTGGTAATTTCTTATTTATTGTACAATTACCGCCAAGACTCCACACTAATTCCTGGATGTCCCTTGCTAGACTTAAACTTATGGTGCTATATCTGAGAACGTGGAACTTCTCTACATTCCCATCTGTATCCATAAGTCCACGCAGTAGTTCTGTTCGGTTTTCTATACTAGCAAATTTATACATCCCAGGAATAAATTTAGTTGCAGCTAAACAACCCCAAAGATTGAGTTTTTTTAAATTTGATACAAAGTTAGAATCTTGAATCTTATGACCACATTTACAATACCTCTTTGTTGGGTATCCTAACTCTCTAAATCTATCTAGTATTTCAATATCTGGGCAATGAATATAAGCCGATGATAGAGTATTACTCATGCACCCATCCCCCAGCATCGCCCCAAGCACGTATGGATGTATTGGTAGTTTTTCTTTTTGTTCATAAAAAACGGGGTCTGGGAGGGGTATATATACGTGCTGACTATCCTCTTTCTCCTCCATAACTTCAATAAGTTCTTCGAGAGTTCCTACTGTCCACTTCGCTTTGTGGTGCTGTTTTGTGATTTTATATTTCCATAGATGCTCTCTTGTACATCTACAAGAAGATCCATCATGCATTTTTACGAGAAATAGGTCAGTCTCTCCAAGTTCGTAAATTTGCTCCACTGTTTGAATTCCGCTTTCAGTGTCAGATATTTCGCTCCCTACCACAAGGCTGCCCATCGTAACCCAGCCATTAGGCGCAGAGATAAGTGACTTATAATCAGCCCCTTTCCCCATAGTGGCTTCACCAGCAAGGAATATCAGATTGCACTCGCTGGCCACCACCTTTTCTTGTAGCCCAGGCTGTGGACAGAGGTCTATATCTTTTCTGATTGTAAAATTATCGAATCGTGTCCACCCGCTTTCTTTCACCGTAGGCAACTTTCTATATACGCGTGGGTATGGCGTTGGCAGTGGTATATCCTTGTCTTTAATTACGAACATTTAATTTGTGCATATTTTTACAGCAACAAAGGTAGTAAATTTATAACAATATTGTTACTTTTGTTGAAAATGTTTATAATGGCAACTGCTGAAAAGGACGACATGGACAAGACGCAATACAGCAAATGTGCGTATTGCGGAAAATCCTTGCCATTTAGACTTTTGATGTTGAATGGTACGGTTGATTATTCGCTACGGTGTCGCGATTGCAAGCATACCACATATTTTCATGTGGAGCACACCAGCGGAGAATAAACTATACCTAAAATACTAATAATAGCAATGCGTTAAATACTAATATATATAAGCACCACACAGGCGCACCTAAAAAGACTAAACAGGTCTACTAACGACAGACAGTCGTAGGTAGACCTTTTTGTATATTAACCAATTTATTAACGAAACATAGAAACACTATGAAATTCACAAAAGAACAGGCACTTGAAAGCATCAAGGCCAAATTTGTCGGTAAGTCAGGGAAAACCTCTCAGAAAATATCCGACATCACAATCTCCGATACCATAGAATCACTATTGAGTATTGAAGGCGTAGTAACAGATGAAACGGAACTCGATGACTTTGTAACCAAAGCATTCCGACACGTGGATACACTGAACAGGAATATCATAAAGGAACAGTCCGATTTTGTCAAGAACTACAACCCCGAACCCCCTAAGGATGTTGAAGTAAAACAACCCGATCCACCCAAAGCCCCTGATGATAAAATCAGCAAGGAGGATTTGAAAGTTCTGTTTCAGGAAATGATGGGCGCAAGTATCAACCCTGTCATGCAGGAGATAAATGCGCTTAAGAAAGAGAGGGAAGTAACACTCAGGAATGAGCGTCTTTCACAACTCACAAGCGAACTGAAACTTACAAACGAATGGAGGGTGGATTTTGAAAACGCCATGGAACTTGCAACTTTGAAACTTGGTGAGAGTGCGTCTGCTGAGGATGTTTTTGCGGAAGCAAAGGCAAAGTTCAACAAAACGCTGTCTGCCAAGGGTCAAACATACGTACCTGGCGAGGGAAGCGGTGGGGAAGGCGAGGGGACATCGCCACTGAAAGGATATGTCGACAAAGTGCTGAAGGAAAAGGAAAATGCCGTTGCCAAGAGCAGGGGTCTATCTGAATTTCTCGGCGTTGGCGAACCTGTCAGTAAAAAATAAAGGAGCACGAGAAGGTCTCTTGCTGCGGTGTGACTCCGTATTTTATTATTAATTAAACAATATTAAAATGAGCCAAACTTTACAGATGATCAAGTGGTCGAAGTCATACGGTGGTGCTCGTAATGTATTCACTGGTTCTAAGACTGGTGTTACAAGTGGTCAGTATATTGTGGACTTAAAAACCCTGCCGGACGGTGACACTGGTTGCGTACCTGCGGGGACACCGATTTTCATTGATGATGAGAATCGTACCATTGATGTCCACTACGCATTTGAGCTTTACGAGGAAAAAGCAACCGGCACAGAGGCCACATTTCAGGCAAAATTTAAAAAGGGCTATGAAGGCAGTCGTATACAAGCCGGGATGGTTCTCGGTGCGGCCCCTGCCACTCTCGCTACCATTGCGAATGCAATCACAGCAACGTATACTGTTTCTGTTGTAGACAGAACTACAAGTACCCTATACGACATCGTTACAGTAACCAATCCTAATAACGGTGGTGATTCGGAAACACTCGCAAAGGGCGCTGTATTTGTAGAATTGGAAGAAGATGGTGGGTCCTATTACGTCAAGGTATTCCCCAACGGATTCCTTTTCTATGATGTTTCAAAAGACGACAATGCCGTAAACATGTATGGCGTTGACGGTCTATTCTGCCAATATGATGGTGTACTGCTTGTAAACAGAATCCCGCCTATTGCAGATTCCGTGCGCGACTATATGCGTAGCAAGGATGTTTATGTACGTTATTCAGCAGCTAAAGAATAAGGAGAATAAGTTATGAATAGAGATTATCAAAATTATAATTTATACGATCTTGCCTCGAATGTAGGCGATTTCAAGATGCTGTTGGACACCGTAAACAACAAATACAACCAAGCGTTGTGGAAACAGTTTACAACCGTACTTCCTGCATCCAATAGCCACAGGTTTTCGGCTATCGTAGAAGAAACAAACATTGTCGTAAAAGCCTCTCCTCTTGGAGCAATGGGTAAAAAGCCCCTGCGTTCCTTTGAAGGCGGTGAAGCATACGGAGACTCCATTCACAAGATAGGTCACGGTTTCAAAGTGGACCAGTCCGACTTGAACCACATCAAAGAACTGAACCTTGTGAATTATGACCTTGGCTATGAAATGGTCAAGAAATACATGGGACGTGCCGAAGCCATCGTTGGTGGTTTCCATACAGCATGGAACTCATGGATATTCGAGGCACTTTCCGATCAGCAGATAACCTTGAAACCTCAGGGACATGCCGCAGGCTACACCGTAGACCTGCGCACTCCTGCCGCCAATAAACTGGTAGCTTCCACGGCTGCATGGTTCGGAAACGGAGACTATGA